GAAGGTCTACAAGACCCACGAAGAGCGCAGCGAAGCCATCGCCAAGTCGTGGCTCGTGCCGGCGACCGCCGATGCCCGCACCACCCGCCACGCCGTCGAGGTCGTGACGCCGGAGGGTCTCAAGATGGGCTTCCGCAGCACCAAGGAAGCGTTCGAGACCCTCGAGCTGCCGCTCGGCCAGCACATCCGCTTCCGCGGCCAGCTGAAGGCCAGCAAGGCCAAGCAGTTCACCTCGACCGACGGCGTGTACCAGTTCGCCATCGCCCACGAAGTCATCCGCGCGGCAGCCTGACAATCGCGGGGCGGCGCAAGCCGCCCTGTGAATGGCAAGCCCACCCATCTTAGAAAGGAACCAAGCCATGTGGTACTACGAACTCACCTTGCACCCTAGCGGCACCGTCATCGGCCCTGTGGACCGCAACCAGCTGTTACAGCTGATCCGCAGCGGCACCAACCCGCGCATCTCGCCGGACGCCCCAGCCAGCTTAACCTTGCGACCTGTCAAGGTCGCCGTCAGCATCGAGCCGGTGCTCAACGAGGTTCACGCAGGATTCTTCGTGACCCTGCGGCACGCCGACGGCACGTTCATCCGCAACTCACAACTGTTCAGCGACCGCTGGACCGCCGAAGCCCACGCAGCAGATCTGGAGACGAAGTCATGAACGGCCCACCTGCGGCTTGCCTTTCTAGCCCGAGATGCCCGAGAATAGAAACTTCCCCGAACGTAGAAAGGAAAACATATGTCGGAAGCAGAGGCGTTCCTAGCTGAGCTCAGCGAAGGTCTGGACCGAGAAGAGCGGTTGATCCTCTGCGGCTTCCCTGGAGACCCTTACGAGGCTGGCCCTGTGGCTTGGAAGCCTAAGCCTTGGCGCTCTGGATCTGAGTTCCCATTCCGCGGCGAGCTGGACAACGCCTACGTGACCGTCTCTGGATTCAAGCGTGCCGCAGACAACACCTACCGCCGCCGCACCGAGACCTTCGGTTGTGGGCTGGCCTTGATGGTGGACGACGTTGGCACCAAGGTGGACCGCGCGTTCGTGGAGGAGATGCAGCCCACGTGGAAGATCGAGACCTCACCTGGGAACGAGCAGTGGTGGTACTTCCTGGATCAGCCCGAGCGCGACATGGTGCGCTTCGACGGCCTGATCCGCGCATTCATCAGCGGCAAGTTGCTGGGCGCAGACCCTGGAATGTCAGGCGTGACCCGCGTTGGACGCTTGCCTGGACACCTGAACGGCAAGAAGGCCTACGAGGGCTGGATCACCCGCACCGTGGAGCGCAACGGCACCCGCTGGTCGCCGCAAGACCTTCTGGACGGCTTCAACTTGCAGATCGTTGGCCGTCGCGTTTCACGCACCAAGTTGCCGACCGAAGAGGCCATCGAACGCAACCGCATGTTCGGCAACACCTACAAATGGCTGGACCAGCGCAACATGCTCAAGAAGCACGAGCCGGATCCGTCTGGATGGACAGAGATGACCTGTCCGTGGTACGAGAGCCACACCAACGGCGTGGACAACGGCGCAGCCATCCGCGAACCCGCGGCTGAAAACGATTACTACGGAGCGTTCCGTTGCCACCATGGCCATTGTGTCTCCAAGGGTTGGTCTGATCTGACCGAATGGGTCAATGAGCAGTCGATAGAAGAACTGGAACGAGCCGCAGGATGACCACCATCGATGAGCGCACGGCGGCGCGTGAAGCCGCCCTCCAAGATATTGTCGCCAATAGCCGCCGCCTCGCCAGACCAGAAGACTATGTTTTCGACAAGGCTCAAGAAGCGTTCTGGGATCTGCGAGACGGCACGCAACATTCAGAAAAGGCTGTGGACGCCTCCATCCCTCTGGAGCTGTGGCGAGTTGAGGTTGAAGAAGGTGACGACGAAGCGCCAGCCGAAGGGCGACGGGGTCGTGGTCGTCCGCGCCGCCGCCGCGAGCGGTTGATCCCACCGAGCCGTGACATCATGCGGGTTGAGAACGATCAGTTCGTGGAAGGCTCCACGTGGTGGCCTGGAGAGACGCAAATAATCCGCGACATCTTCATCGATTCCAACGGTTGGCGTGCAGCATCTGGACGACGGATCTACAACAAGTACTTGCCGCCGCCCGAGGTGAAGCCTGGAGACTACAACGCCACGCCGTGGATTGACCACGTGGTGAAGTTGTGGCCTGAGCCGGTTGAGCACAACTTCTTCTTCGACTTCTGCGCGCACATGCTGCAGCACCCAGAAGAGAAATGCAACGCCGCCATCGTCCTGAGCGGCACACAAGGCATCGGTAAGGACGCAGCGCTCATGCCGGTGAAGTCAGCTATCGGCAACTGGAATACCAAGAACATCGACCCAGACGAGCTGTTCAGCCCGTACAAGCCATGGCTGGAAACTCTGATGCTGGTCGTCGACGAAGTGCGGCCCACCAAGGACGAGTTCCACGCCAGCTCTGCGTACAACATTCTGAAGCCGATGATTGTGGCGCCACCCGACACGCTGCCGCTCAATGACAAATATGCAAAGTTGCGCCACATCATCAACCGTCTGCGCGTGTTCATCACGACCAACGATTGGATGTCCATGTACATCCCTCCAGAAGACCGCCGGATGTTCATCATGCATTCCCACCTGCCGCAAAGGTGGCATGAGCAGGAAAGTGACCCTGAGTACTTCACGCGCCTGTTCGACTGGTTCTATTCCGGCGGCTGCGAAGCCGTCGCTGCGTGGCTGTCTACTCGCGACCTGAGTCATTTCAACCCGAAGGCGCAGGTGACGCGTACGTCTGGATGGGGAGCGGTCGCTGCCAGCTGGGGCGAACCAGAAGACGCCGTCTGTTGGGTGCTGGACCATCTGGGCAATCCTGACGTGTTGCTCGGGCAAGAACTGGCACTGCCGCAGTTCGACCACCGCGAGGAAGTCTCCAACATGCTGAAGTCGCCGCGCAAGATTGCGCACCGCATGAACCGCGCTGGTTACGTCAATGTTCCTGCACCCAATGGAGACCGCTGGGTGTTCCGTCACGAGGGCAAGGTCTCTCGTGCACGCTACGCGTTCGTCAAGGCAACCCTAACCCGAGACATCAACGCCGCGGCGGCGATGGTCAAGGCCCACGGTGAGAAGTTGCTGGCCAACACGCAGGATGGTCAGGTGATCCCTCTGCAGCAGAAAAAGTTTAAATAAATGCAAAAATCGCTTGCCGGCATATGCGGATTGGAGGATAATAGCACTCAGGTCGAGTTGACCTGTAACTTAGAAAGGAACCGAGATGAAAGTGATGCAAGACCGCAGCCGCCGCACGATGATCATCGTCCGCCAAGGCACGAAGTTTATCTCCGGCGTGGAACTCAGCGATGGCGAATTGACCGTCAGCAAGTTCACCGACGAAGATCTGCAAGAGCGCGGCTTCAAGGATATCGATTACCCGCTGGACCGTGCCGTTGACCATTTCCTGCGCCACAATGGCGGCTTGTCTGACGCCGCACGCCGCGCATTGCTCGAACTCCGCAACTGAGGATAAAACCATGCACAGCATTCCCGTCGCCGCTCTGGCAACCGCAGCCGCTCCGACCGTCTCTGACCGTTATCAATTCATCAGCTCGCAGGATATCATCAACAAGTTCTCCGAGCACGGCTGGCAGCTCAACTCTGCAAGCGTTGCAGCACCGCGCAAGCGCGACCCGCTCTACGCCAAGCACATGCTGGACTTCCGTCACCCCGACCATGAAGAGGTCAACGGTGCAGTGCCGCGCATCATCGTCGTCAACAGCCACGACGGCACCTGCAGCGCTCGCGTTATGGCCGGCGTGTTCCGCTTCGTCTGCAGCAACGGTCTGATCATCGGCGACGTGACCGCCAAGGAGACCGTTCGTCACTCCGGCGACGCAGCAGCCGACCTGATCCACCGCATGCAAACTATCGCACGCAACACCGAGCGTATCTACGACGCCATCTCGTCCTGGTCTAAGATCCAGCTGACGGTGCAACAGCGCAACCAGTTCGCACGCTTCGCCGCGCAACTGCGTTGGGGCGACGCCAACCGCTTCCAGCCGGAAGATCTGCTCATGGTTCGCCGCGACGCCGACGACAAGGGTGACCTCTGGACCACCTTCAATCGCCTGCAGGAAAATACCGTGCGCGGCGGCATCGAAGGTCTCTCGCGCTCTGGACGCACCGCGACTAGCCGCCCGCTCTCTGACATCAGCCGCTCGGTCGAATACAACGCGCAGTTGTGGGAGCTGGCCGAAGAGATTGCTGAGACTTGGTAATTCAACTTAGAAAGGAAACTGACATGCAAACAAACAACCCTTACAAGGAAGGAACAATGAGCCACGCTCTCCAAGAGGCCATCAGCAAGCAGACTCCGATCGCACCGCGCGAGAAGGGTGTTGAGAAGCGCATCACCATCAGGAAGGTGCGCGCCACGTTCGAAGGTACTTCCAAGCCGCAGAGCGCATCCATCCGAGCCGCCGTGCTCAAGTTCATCCAGGACGCGCCCGAGCATACGACCACGGTCGAGGCTCTGGAAGAGCACTTCAAGCAGCCGGTGCGCGGCTTCCTCCAGAAGTTGCTGGAGAAGAACCACATCGCCGTGGTAGCTGACGAATGAGCAGCGTTCCGACCATCATCGGGGCTGGCCTAGCGGGGCTGATAGCAGCCCACGCTTGGCCACAGGCGTTGCTAGTTGAGGCTAGTCCTCAGCCACGCGCCGCCCATCGCGCGTTACTGCGCTTCCGCAGCGACGCTGTCAGCCGGTTGACCGGCATCGAGTTCCGGAAGGTGATGGTCAGGAAGGGCATCTGGGCCGAAGGTCGGTTCCAAGAGCCGAACATCCGTTGGGCAAATCTCTACGCTCAGAAGGTGCTGGGCCACGGCCAGCTCAATGGCGAACGGTCCATCTGGAAGACAGAGCCGGTCGAGCGGTTTGTGGCACCAGACACATTGTACGAGCAGCTGCTGGAGTCGGTTAGCGACAGAGTCACATGGAACCAAAACGCTGATTTTTGCCGCCACGACTTGTTGGTCAGCACCGCGCCTATGCCGGTGGTGTTGAAGACCTTGAAGGTAGTCAAGGATGACACGCCGCTTTTCAGTCGCTCAGGCATCAAGGTCTACCGTTTCCGCATCCCTGGAGCGGACGTATTCCAGACCGTTTATTTCCCTGAGCGCCACTTGCAGGTCTACCGTGCTAGCATCACCGGTGACACGCTCATCGTCGAAGCGACAGCCAACGCTGACTACGACGTTGCCTCTGAGCAAGCCGTTAATAATGCATTCGGCCTGCATTGGGAGCAAGCCGAGATGATTGAGCAGGTTGACCAAAAGTATGGCAAGATCGCGCCGATCGACGAATCCCTGCGCAAGCAGCTGCTGTTCAAGCTGACGCATCATCACAACATCTACTCTCTCGGACGGTTCGCCACATGGCGCAATATTCTTCTGGACGACGTTGTTGATGACATCGCCGCCATCAAGCGCATGCTCAAGGCCAACAGTGCTTACGACATCAGGAAGGCCGCATCATGAAATGCAACATCTGCGGCGCACCCAGCGTTGAGTTGCACCGGACTTATAGCTCCAACATCCATCAGATGCGCATCGCACGCGAGTGCGATAATGGGCATTCATTTTTTACGGTTGAGGTTTACCCGAGCCAGTTGGCAGACGTTAGAGAGATGGCATGCGCCATCCGCAGGATAAATCGCCGCATGAGTTTGTATGAACGAGACTTGAACATCGCCAAAGACGACCGGCACAACAAGCTCGTAGCGCAGGAATACGAAATCACCGAAGCAAGGGTGCGGCAGATCCGCGCCGAAGTCAACTCAGAAAGGAAATGAAATGAAAGTCACCCTAATCAGTTACACACCCGAGGCGGCGACGTTGCTGCTGTTCACCAAGAACACCCGCCTCACGATGTCTCCAGGCCTCATGGACGAGATCCGTGCATGGCCCACCGAGAAAAAGCTGGCCGAGCTGGACTATATGGCCAACACCATTCCCAGCAGCTGGGAGTTCGTGGACTACGTGTTCATGATCGAAGGTGTCAGCCGCGCATTCACGCACCAGTTCGTGCGCAGTCGCAACGCCAGTTACGCTCAACAGACCATGCGCGTCTTGCACATGGGTGAATATGACTACGTCAAGACAGACCGCCTCGCGGCTGACGAGACCGCTTCTCAGATCGTCGACGCGGTGAACGAAACCATCCGCAACGCCTACAACGAGCTGACCGGCGAGCTGGGTCTGCCCGCAGAAGACGCGCGCGGCATTCTGCCAACAAACATCTCCACCAACATCGTAGCCAAGTTCAACTTGCGCTCGTTCGTCGACCTAGCCAAGAGCCGCACCGGCGGTCGCACTCAGAACGAATACCAGAAGGTCGTCAACGCCATGGTCGACGAGGTGCTCAAGGTGCATCCGTGGGCAGAAAAGTTCTTCTTCCACCAAGGGCGTGACTACTTCAGAGAGATCGAAGAGTTCGCCGAGCGCGAATATGGCGGCGACTTGCTCAAGAAAGGTCAGCTGCTCAAGATCGTAGACAAGATGCGGAAGGAAGCGCAATGAATCGTGACACTTTGAAAATTGTGGCGCAGGAAATGTTGGTTTGTTTGGATGAAGGTGATTCTATCGAGCCAAACGATTTGTTTCACTTTGCTTTGCGAGCAGCATTGAGGGATGAAGACACAACAATTGCAGATGATTGGCCGGTCGATGGTTGATACAAAGTGGTGCACTAATTGTCAAAAATTTAAGCCAACAGAAAACGGTAAGTATTGGCTTACCAAACACAGCAAGAGGTGGGTTTGTGCGGACTGTAAAAAACATGAGAGCAAAAGGCGACAAAAGAGTACATGAATATATTTTGCAAGGTTTGACGTTTGATCAAATTGCAAAATTAACTAACTATCCACGACACAACATTAGCTGGCAAGTTAGGTTAGTGCTAAGAGATAACGGATACAAAAACACTCGAGAGATGCTGGCTTTAGAAATAGCTCGTTTAAGAGAGCTTCTTGAGGAAAAGGAAAGCAAGTGAAAAGGTTATTGATTTTATTCTTGCTGTCTAGTCCTGTTGAGGCTGCTACCACCGGCACTGTCACGCTGTCGGGTGTGGTCGGGTCAACGTGCGCTGTGACTGGATTCACCAGCGGCACACTGACCGCAGATCAAGCGGCTACCAGTTTGACAACAGCCACGCCAGCCACTTTCACGGCAGTCGTAACAGGAACAGGCTTTCGTATAACTTTTGGCACGCCGACATTGACCGGTCCATCGGGTTCTGTCACGGCCAACATCACCTTGACGCCTAGCGCAACGGGCTTGTCAACAACAAGCACGTCAATCACTGGAATTACTGTATCTGGCACAACGGTGAATATGCCTGCGGCTGGAACGTATACCTATTTGGTATCGGGCACCGCAACCCTGTCTTCTGGGAGCTTTGCTGCTGGCACTTATGCATTGAGCGCGGTGGCAACTTGTGGCCCGTGATTGCTGCGATCTCTATCGCACCAGCGTTGGTATCTATCGAGGCGCCAAGGGATGCTGTGACCACAATCGACTTTGTTGTTCAGCACACCGAGCCAGCCGAAGTGTTGTTGATAAATGGAGAGCAAGAAAGAACAGTGGCGCGTCTTTCTGGTTATGGCACAAGCACTGTCAGCCTCAATTTCCAACTGGTGCGGACAACCGAGGCGCTTTTGTGCGCTATGCAAAATGGTTTGCCGGCGCGTTCTTGTGCGCGTCTGCGTGTCAGGCTCAAGTGATCTTGCCTGCCCCGCCAGTTAATAGCAGTGCGCCAAGCGATGAAATTCGAGCAAAGGACGGTACGTTTTGCAGAAACAGTAGTGATGGTCCGATTGCTGACTTTGGCATTACCACCGGCAGCGATGGGCAAAACTTAATTCCTGGCTTCAACTTGCCAACGGATCGCGGAACAGCCGTTTACGGAAGACTTGTTTTTCCGTTGGGTGATAGGCCAAAAAAGCTGGACTGCGGTTTGTTGTATCGACTTGAACTGGAACGATTGCAACTTGATTTGGATAGGCTGCGCCGAGAAGCAGACGTGCGCATACGTTTAGAGTGAAGGGATCCACAATATTGCTTAACACCTTTCGTATCCAGTTCGAGCGATAATTAGCTTGCAGTCCCAGAAAGGAGAACCGTATGACCAGAATCAATTGCATACCACCGGAAGAGCTGTCCCGTCAACATTTGCTGGCTGAATGGAAAGAGCTGCCGCGCGTTTTTACGTTGGCAGAGAAGGCCTACGTGTCCGGTCGCGAAGTCGTCGCGCCTGAGCGTTATACCTTGGGCACCGGCCACGTTAAATTCTTTTACACGCGGCTCGGCTACTGCCGCAAGCGTTGGTACGCGCTGGAGCGCGAGATGAAGCGCCGCGGCTACAAGCCCAATTTCATCAACCCTCCGCTTGTGCTGATAGCCGACAAGGAATGGTTCAAAGACTGGAAGCCCGACGACGAGGCTATCATGATCAACCGCCAACGCATCGCAGAGAGGACCAAGCCGCTATGAAGAAGCACGTCATTTTAGATCTGGACAACTGCATCGCTGATGACAGCTGGCGGATCCCGAACATCAACTGGCAGAAGGCCAACCCCATGGAGCGCTACCACGACTACCATTCGCTCAGCGCGTGGGACAGGTTGTGCAATGCCAGGATCGCTCACGACCCGAAGTATCATTACATCATCTTCACGGCGCGTCCGGTTCTTTACCGCGCCATCACGGAAGAATGGCTGCGGCGCTGGGCGGTCTTCCACGAGGTGCTGATCATGCGTAACAACGAAGATCACACGCCGTCGGTTGAGTTGAAGCGCCGCATGCTGCAATGGTTGCCTCAGCACTACGGCATTGAGTTGAGCAGCATCGAAGCCGCTTACGACGACCGGCCCGACGTTGTTGAGATGTACAAGCAACAAGGCATCAACGGCCAACTCTTGAGCGTGCATGATGTGTGCGCATACACCAACCCCAACAAGGAAGCAGCATGAAAGACGCAGCGGAAATTTTAGCGGAGATGGCGGACACCTACCGCGAACGCAACAAGGTTTATGGCGACAACTACAAGCGCGTCGGCGACGTGATGAAAGCACTATTCCCGAACGGCGTAGCGATCAACACCGCAGAGCAATTCAACGTCTGGCATTTGTTCGAGTTGATGGTGGTCAAGATGACTCGGTTCGCCAACAGCGGCTTAAGTCATCAAGACAGCATCCACGACCTCGCTGTTTACGCCGCGATGGTTGAATCGCTTGTCGCACCTGGAGAGCAAAATGGCTAAAGTGTTGGTGACCGGCTCCAACGCCGGTCTGGGCAAGGCGATCGTCAATGTCTTGATCAAGGATGACCATGAGATTTATCATTTTGACCGCAAGATAGGTAACGACGTCAGGAACCCAGAAGACAGCTATGGGCCTCCGCCAGATCGCCTGGATATCCTTATCAACTGTGCCGGCATCAACATCACCGGATGGTTGGAAGATTTCACTAGCTCTGAGTGGGATGAGGTTCTGGACGTCAACGCCAAGGGCATCTTCAAGATGAGCCAATGGGCGTTGCCGGAACTCAAGAAGTCGCGCGGCACCATCCTCAACATCGTCAGCAACGCTTCACACATGCCGATGACGACGAGCCTAGCCTACAACGCCAGCAAGGGCGCAGCGCACATCATGACGCTGCAACTGGCTCGTGAGCTGACCAAGAAGCACGGTATCACCGTGTTCGGCATCAGCCCCAACAAGTTGAATGGCACCGAGATGTCCAACGACATCGAAGAGCAGGTGCTACGCAACCGCGGCTGGACCGCTGAATACGCCAAGCAGTATCAACTGAATGCTTTGCTGACCGGCGAAGAGACCGATCCGGCCCAACTCGCTGAATTCATCGCTTTCTTGTTGTCGTCGAAGCCGCGCCATAAGTTCCTGGCCGGTTGCATCCTTCCCTATGGAGCCTGAAATGAAATTCTTTATCGAACAGATTGCTATCAACCCGCCCAACCCCGTTGAGGCTCGCAAGTTGCTCAGCGCCCTAGGCCTCGAGGAGTGGGTTGACGACCACGTAGTCGCCGTTGGCAGCGTGCACGGCAGCGACGGCTTGCGCAACGAAGCCGATCTGGCATTCAACTACCAGAACACGCGGCCCGAAGGCAAGCCGCTGGAGTTTGAGATCCTGCATTACACCTCGGGTGCCAACTGGATGGCCGGTCGACCGCCGTCGGTCTCGCATCTGGGCATGCATTGCACCGAGGAAGAGCTGGAACAGTTTGCAACCAAGCTGTTCAACGAGATGGGGATCAAGATCGCTCAGGCGGTCATGACCCAATCCCACACCAATCCGTTCTTGCTGGAGACCGGTCGCAAGTACAAGTACGTCATTTTCGACACCCGCCATATCCTCGGCGTCGACCTGAAGTTCATCATTCGCCGCGAGAAGGAAGCCGAGTGAGCGAACTCATTCTGGTTTTCGATACCGAGACGACTGGGCTGACGTTGCACCCAGACGCGCCGCTGGTCAAGCAGCCGAAGATCATCGAGATCGGAATCGCGCTGCTAGACCGCAACGGCGCTATTGTGGAGAC